GTTTTGCCACAGCCTTGTCAAACTCGGCCATACCATCAACCATCGCCTCAACAGCTTTCGTTACTTTAGTATGCGCAAGAAGCACTTCGCGACGAACAGGTTCAAGCTGCTTCTGAAACACATCCTTCGCCGTTATGGTTCGTTCTGTTTCTTCAGCCTGGCGCAGAAGTTCTTCTGCTTTTTTGCGTAGCTCAAGTGGAGAGAGATTTTGTTTCGTTACAATCACTTCTTTATCCTTGTCTTTAATATCTGACGATAATTGAACGGGGGCTGTCTTAATCTGCGCTGGCAGGCGCTCGGTACATTCTTTACATCTGAAGGACTTGTTCTTGTGTCCATAGAATTCGCCCGCGGGCTTTTCTTTCAGACATTCAGCGCATGTATAGAGCGGTTCGGTTGTGTCATCACCGTTTCTTTCTTCAATGTGCTCAGTTAAATAACGTTTATGACGTAACCAAATGTTCTCCCGACCGGGCTTACCCGTACGGATGACCACCAGTTGGTTATAATGCTCGATCACCTCAAGCAACTGCTTACGCGACTTCTTGTTGAGAAACGTATACGCTTCAACCTTCAGCAGATCATTAACATCAACGCCATTCGGATGTTTGCTAACAAACGCTTTTACGCGATCCAGAGCTAAAGCCAGGTGAGGAGGTGTAGTTCTGGCCATTAAGCTAATACTCCTATGATGTCAGTAACAGTTTCTCGCGTTTCCCCGGTACAGGATATAGAGCGGCGCGCCCGTAGCGGCCTTACATCAAATCCCATACTGGTATACAACTCACGAATCGCCGGGGCTCCACTATTTGTAATAACCACGCTGGCGCCGCGCTGGTGGGCGGCTTTCAGTGACTGCGCAAGACGTACCTGATCGTCAAAACGGAAGCTTTGTCCACTGTAATTCGTGAACCCTGATTTGCCCGGCATCGGCTCATACGGCGGATCACAGAAAACCACATCCCCCTCCCCCGCCAGCGCCACAGTGTCATTGCAATCGGCAACGGCGAAGGTACAGCGGCTCGCTACGGCGGAAAAAGCTTCCAGTTCGGCTAATGGGAAGTACGGCTGGCGATACTTTCCAAATCCCACGTTGAACTCGCCCTGGCGGTTGTAACGCATGAGGCCGTTGTAGCAGTGGCGGTTGAGGTAGATAAAGGCGGCGGCGCGCTCCATCTGCGTCATGTCGCGGCGATTAAAACGTACTTTGATATCATCAAAGTATTCCGGGTTGTTGCCTTCACGGAACATTACGTTAGCTTTGTCGATTAGCGCCAGCGGCTCACGCTGCATCACCTGGTATGTCAGGATCAGGTCTTGGCAGGCGTCGCTTACGATCGCCTCATCAAACCCGGCGTTCAGGAAGATAGAACCGCCACCAGCAAACGGCTCAATCAGACGGTGCCCATGAGGCATGTGCGCCAGCAAGTCATCAATCACGCCGAACTTACCACCGGCCCATTTCAGGAATGGCTTTATGCGGCCAGATGGCGTAGTGGTTTTTGACAATCTCTCGATGATGCGTTTGCCAATCCAACGCATCACCGGCACCGCCATTGAGTTGCCGAGCGCTTTATAGCGTGGGCCGTCGGCGGCCAGGCGGTGCGCCTCTTCTTCAGGCATGTCAGGGAAATGTTCTCGCAGATACGCAAGCTCATCAGCGATTAACGTATTGCGCTTATTTGCGGGGATCAGGGTGTGGAAGTCAGGGAAGCCCTGAAGACGCTCACACTCAAGTGGAGTCAGGCGACGTACTGACATTCCGTTGATAATCGCTGGATAGCCCTGGTCGGGGTTCCCGCCACCCGCAGAAAACAGGCCGGATACCAGACCATTACTATCCTGAAGATGTTTCTCTCCACGACTGTTTTCAGTAAAAGCCTGCACAACACATGGTGCAGAATCCCCTCTCCCCGAACCACCTGATTGGGCATTTAATGCATGGCAAATGTCGCCCATATCACCGCGTCCATTGCGGGCGATCCGTGGCTGAAAGCCATATGTTATCGCAGTAGGATTACGGGACTGTGTCGTCGGCGATACACCTTCAGCCGACGCATATTGTGTACTGCTCATGTACGCAGGAAAGGCTAATACGGCGAGATGCTCATGGCTTTCCTGTTCACGGGCTCGCAAAGTACCAGGCCCTTCGCTCCAGAATCCGGCACCAGTGCTACTGAAAACAATTGGCGCTTCATGGTTGCAGGTCAATGTAGGGGCAGAATCATCAGTTTTAATTTCCGCGCCACCTTGCCCGTGGGCCATGACCGCTACAGGGATAAAATGTCCGGCGGCAGCACCTTCTGGCCGACCACCCGCGCCCCCCGTGAATGAGTGGGCAGCGAGCGCGCCTACTACTTGAAGATGTCCTGCTTGTCCCTGGTTGTCGTCTGCACCACATGTTCCAACGCCATTTGCAGTAAGGGCGGCAACCGTCTGCCACGTTTCTTTGCTCGGTGGAGTATTCCGACGCACGCCTTCGAACTCAAAAAGTATCGTTTCGGGATCGAACCCTTCTCCAGCACTTCCGACAACGAAGACGCGGTGGCGTCGTTGTGGAACGCCGAAGTATTCGGCATCAAGGACTCGCCAGGCCAGTTTGCGCTGTCGTCCAACAACACAACCAGACTGTGGCCACTTTGGATAATGCTTGCGGGCTTTTTTGTCCCAGCGCCAGAACGTGCTGTTTTTTCCTCGCTCAGGTCGTGGACCAGGTTCGAACGGTTCATCTTCTCCAGCCAGACCGGCAAGGAGGCACCCAAAGGCATTGTCTTTACTGGAGAGGACGCCGGGTACGTTTTCCCAGCAGAATATGGCGGGTGGTAGGCCTTGCCTGATACGGCTATAGTCGATTGCATTTACTAATTCCACATATGCGAGAGTTAACTGACCGCGCTTATCAGCAAGCCCCCTTCTCAGCCCGGCGATAGAGAATGCCTGGCATGGAGTTCCGCCCACCAGCAGGTCAGGCGCGGCTACTTCATTAGCGGCGACAGATGCCGCTATTTTGGTCATATCCCCCAGATTAGGTACTTCAGGCCAACGTTCGGCCAGAACGGCACAGGGGAAAGGCTCAATTTCGGAGAACCACGCCGGGCGCATACCCAGCGGCTCCCAGGCGATGCTGGCCGCCTCTATGCCGGAACAAACCGAACCGTAAGTAAGGGTAATGCAGCTCTTTGCCATCACCACCCCCGCCCAGCACGGCGGCGCATCTCTTCTTTGGCTTTTCTGCGCGGCGAAAGGATATAGACGTCTATCCACGCCCACCCAACCGAGCACAGGAAAATTACCAGTGCGATAAGAACCGCGATCAGATCGCCTAAGTTAAAAAAGAAATGGATATTGCTCATCGCTTAGCCTCACCGCCAAGCCCGGATACCAGTGCATCAACCAGGCAGGACAGTTCGCTGGTTAAAAGCAAGAAATCAGCGTCGAGACGCTGCGCAACATCCTCACGATCGATGTCGTCATTCTGGCCGATCAGCTCGTCAGCAAATTTCAGGCTGGAAAGGCCAAAATTATCGTCCAGGGTAAATCTGATTCGGTCCTGCCAGTTCAGGGACAATTTTGTTACAAGCTTTCCTGCGTCCAGATGAGTGAATATCTCATCACTGACTAAATCCTGTTTTTTCAGGCGAGCAGTACCGCCATCTTCCAGTAACGCTTTCAGTTCTGCGGAATCTCCCATGACAAAGCCCTGCGGAGCATTGCCACTACGAACCCATTCCGTCATTGTCAGCTCTATGGGGTTTTCAGTGGTCAGCGGCACAACCGGTAATGACCCCAGGGATTTACGTATGAGTGCCAGCATATCTTCTGCCTGGCGTGGGCCAGCGTTGATGTATATGCGCTTAGTGGAACCGTCGTAAATGGCCTGGGTAGTAGTAAATTTGGAGAATGCTCGCGGCAGCAGTGAGTGCAGAACTTCGTCTTTCAGGGCGTCTTTTTCGGTTTTTTTCAACTTACGGGCCTGCTCCTGCTCCAGTTTTTCTACCTTGCTAGTAAGTTCTCGCTGGATAACCGGCGCCGGGATAATTTTTGTTTCACGTTTAGCCTCGACAAGGATGAAGCCATTACCGTGCATTGCGGCGACGTCCGAATGCTCACCAAACGGAGAAACAAAACCAAATTTAGCCATATCCTGGCTACAGCAC